CATCCGGTTCGCCAATCCCAGCGCCCGCGCTGACCAGCGCATCGGATGCGCCGGGTCGCGGTGGAAGGCCTCCGAATCGGCCGCCTTGCGCCGGCTGCTGACGGTAACCCGGCGCCAGCGCAAGGCCAACCAGGGCAGCGGTGCCGGCGACAGGCGTCGGTCCCGCAGACCTGCGGGCGCGATCAACCGCGCCGGGTCGGGCACGATCTGCTGCAGCTGCCGCGAACCCCACCGCGAGCCGCCACAGCGCGCCCGCCCGGCCGACGGAGAGCCCGATCACCATCACCGCCGCGAACCCGGCCAGCAGCCAGAAGGTTGCGATCGCGGCGGCCAGCGGGCGGCGGGCGCGCGTGGTCGGGGCGGGGGCGGCGGCATTCGGGGGCCGGCGCCGGGGCATGGAGGCAGGAACCGCGCCGCCCCCGCCTGGTCAGCCGGGCCGTTGCGCGCCGCGCGGCGGGCAGCGCGCGCAGGTCTCGCCGCGCGGTAACGGGTGGCGTCTACAACGGCCGCTCGAACGACACCCGGCACCAGCCGGGTGGGAACAGGAGCGGTGGCATGTTCGATTTTCTGCGCAAGGCCGCCCCCGCGCCCGAGGCCAAGGCCTCGGCGGTGGGTCCGCTGACGGCCGGCGATGCCGGCCGCCGGATGGCGGCGCTGGCTGCCGCAACGCGGGTGAGCTGGACACCGCGCGACACGGTCAGCCTGGTGCGGGCGGGGTTCTTGGGCAATCCGATGGGCTTTCGGGTGGTGCGCCTGATCTCCGAGGCCGCGGCGGCGCTGCCGGTGGTGCTGGAGGACGGCACGCGACGGCTGGAAGCGCATCCGGTGCTGGCCCGGCTGCGCCGGCCGAACCCGGCGCAGGGCAAGGCCGAGTTCCTCGAGGCGGTCTATGCGCAACTCCTGCTCGGTGGTAACGCCTATATCGAAGCGGTCGCCCCTGAGGCCGGCGCCGGCGTGCCGGCCGAGCTGCATGTGTTGCGCGGCGACCGGGTGACCGTGGTTCCCGGGCCCGACGGCTGGCCCGCCGCCTACGACTACACGGTGGGCGCGCGCAAGCATCGCTTTGCGATGACCGAAGGGGCGGCGCCGATCTGCCACATCCGGGCCTACCACCCGCTTGACGACCATTATGGCCTGAGCCCGCTCGAGGCCGCTGCGACGGCGGTCGATGTGCACAACAGCGCCAGCCGCTGGTCCAAGGCGCTGCTGGACAATGCCGCGCGGCCCTCGGGCGCGATCGTGTTCAAGGGCACGGACGGCCAGGGGCGGATGACCGAGGAGCAGTTCCAGCGCCTGCAAAACGAAATCGAGAGCCACCACATGGGGGCGCGCAACGCTGGCCGGCCGATGCTGCTGGAAGGCGGGCTCGACTGGAAGCCGATGGGTTTCAGCCCCTCGGACATGGAGTTCCACAAGACCAAGGAAGCGGCGGCGCGCGAGATCTGCGTGGCCTTCGGCGTGCCGCCGATGCTGGCCGGGGTGCCGGGCGATGCCACCTATGCCAACTACCAGGAGGCCAATCGCGCCTTCTACCGGCTGACCGTGCTGCCGCTGGCGGCCAAGGTTCTGGCGGCGCTGTCGGCCTGGCTGTCGGCCCATGCCGGCGAGGCGGTCGAGATCCGGCCCGATCTGGACCAGGTGCCGGCGCTCGCGGTCGAGCGCGACCTGCAGTGGCGCCGGATCGCCGAGGCCGCGTTCCTGTCGGAAGCCGAGAAGCGCGCGCTGCTGGGCCTGCCGAGGATGGCGGAATGAGCGCGCATCGGCGGGCGGCGACAGGGGGCTCGCGGTTCCTCTACGACAGCTTCGATCTCGCACAGGCCCGGTTCGAGGCCCAGGAGAAGATCGAGGAGGAGCGGCGCGCGGGCCTCGAATACCGGCTCGGTCGGATCGAGGCGGCCGTGGAGCGGATCGAGAAACGGCTGTGGCTGGCGGTCTATGGCGTGGCCGCGGGCGTGGTTGTCCACGGGGCGATGGCGCTCTTGGCGGCGCGGCTGTGAGGGAGGGCGGGGTGATCGGGCTCGAGACGAAGTTCCAGGCGGCGGCCCCCGGGCTGACGGCGCAGGCCGAGACGGGCGGGGCGGTGACAGTGGCGGGATACGCCAGCCTGTTCGGCATCCGCGACCGCGGCGGCGACGTGGTGATGCCGGGTGCTTATGCCGCGGCGCTGGCCCGGATGGCGGCGCGGGGCGAGCGGGTGCGGATGCTGTGGCAGCACGACCAGGGCCAGCCCATCGGGATCTGGGACCGGGTGGTCGAGGATGCGCGCGGCCTGCACGTGACGGGCCGGATCCTGACCGATGTGGCGCGCGGCCGCGAGGCGGCGGCGCTGGTGGCGGCGGGGGCGGTCGACGGGCTGTCGATCGGCTACCGCACCACCAAGGCCGAGCCGCTGCCGGGCGGCGGCCGGCGACTGATCGAGATCGAGCTGTGGGAGGTGTCGCTCGTCACCTTCCCGATGCTGAGCGAGGCGCGGCTTGCGGCCAAGGCCGCGGGCGGACGGATCGCGGCGCTGGCCGCGGGGATCGAGAGGGCGGCCGCCGCACTGGGCGGCCAGGACAGGAGAAGACCATGACGGACGGGGTTCGGGGCGAGGCCCGGGACATCGGCGCGGACCTCGACGAGGCGTCGCGCCTGGAGGCGGCGATGGAGAGGTTCGTGGACGAGATCAGGACCTTCCGCGCCGAGGTGATCGGCAACCTGAGCAAGCAGGAAGAGCGACTGACCATGTTGGACCGCAAGTTTTCCACCCGCCCCTATGCGCGGCCCGCGCTGGAGCGCTCAGCCGCCCACGAGGGGCTGCATCTGAAGGCCTTCGATGCCTATCTGCGTTCGGGCGATGACGACGCCCTGCGCAACCTGGTGCTGGAGGGCAAGAGCCTGAACACCGCCGTCAACGCTGAAGGCGGCTATCTGGTCGATCCGCAGACCTCGGCGCGCATCCAGGGTGCCCTGACCGCAGCCGCGTCGTTGCGCCGGATCGCCAATGTCGTGACCGTCGAGGCCGGGCAGTACGACGTGCTGGTCGATCACGGCGAGGTGTCGTCGGGCTGGGCCACCGAGGCCGGGCCGGTCGTCCCCAGCACCAACCCGGTGATCGACCGCATCCAGATTCGGCTGCACGAGCTCAGCGCCATGCCGCGCGCGAGCCAGCGGCTGTTGGAGGATTCGGCCTTCGACGTGGAGGGATGGCTGGCCGAACGGATCGCGCAGAAATTCGCCCGGGCCGAGGCCGCGGCCTTCATCCTGGGCGACGGGGTGGACAAGCCGCGCGGGTTCCTCGACCATCCCATCGTTGCCGATGCCGGGGCCGGTTGGGGCGAGATCGGCTACATCCCCACCGGTGCCGCTGGCGATTTCGACGCCACCAACCCGGCCGACGCGCTGATCGATCTGGTCTATGCGCTGGATGCCGGCTACCGCGCCAATGCGACCTTCGTGATGAACTCCAAGACCGCCGGCGCGGTGCGCAAGATGAAGGACGGCGACGGGCGCTTCCTGTGGTCCGACAGCCTGGCGGCCGGCGAGCCAGCGCGGCTGATGGGCTATCCGGTGCTGGTGGCCGAGGACATGCCCGACATCGGGCCCGGCGCCCATGCCATCGCCTTCGGCGACTTCCGCGCGGGCTACACCATCGCCGAGCGCCCGGACCTTCGTGTCCTGCGCGATCCGTTCAGCGCCAAGCCGAACGTGCTGTTCTACGCCACCAAGCGGGTGGGCGGCGACGTGACCGACTTCCGCGCGATCAAGCTGCTGCGCTTCGCGGTGTCCTGACGACGGCGGCGCGGCATCCCCGGGCGGGGCCGGTCGCGGCCCCGCCCCCGTCCGAGACCCGGAGAGCCCACATGGACCTGACCGTCCTCGTCCCGCCCGATCCGGCGGCCCTGCCGGTGGCGGCCTTCCGCGCCCAGCTCCGGCTCGGCACCGGGTTCGCCGACAGCGCCAGCCAGGATGCGGAACTGGCCGGGTTCCTCGCCGCCGCGGCGGCGGTGATCGAGGCCCGCACCGGCAAGGCGCTGCTGATCCGTCGCCTCCGGCTTACGCTCACGGCCTGGCGCTGGCTCGATGCCCAGGCCTTGCCGGTGGCCCCGGTCGCAGCCGTGATCGGCGTGGCCCTGCGCGACCGTGCCGGCGCGGAAACCCCGGTCGATCCCGCGCTCTGGCGGCTGCGCGCCGACCGGCACCGCCCGCAACTGGTCGCAACCAGCGCGATGCTGCCCCCGGTGCCGCCGGGCGGGCAGGCCGAGATCACCTTCGAGGCGGGCTTCGGCCCGAGTTGGAGCGCGGTTCCGCCTGAGCTTGCGCAGGCGGTGCTTCTGCTGGCGGCCGAGCATTACCATTCCCGCAGCGGCCTGCGGCCCGACCTGCCGGCCGCGGTGGCCGAGCTCATCGCGCCCTGGGCACCGGTCCGACTGACGGCGGGGGGGCACCGCGGATGACCCGCTATGCGCTCAACCGCCCGATGGTGCTGGAACAGGCCGTCGCCATGCCCGACGGTGCCGGCGGGCAGACCCTCGCCTGGACCGCGCTCGGAACGCTGTGGGTCGAGTTGCGCCCCGGCGCGGGCGGCCTGCGGCTGGGGCCGATCGCGCCCGAAGGGCGGATGGCGCTGCGGGCCTATTGCCGGGCCGCCCCGCCGGAAAGTCCGCAGCGCCCGCGCGCCGGCCAGCGGCTGCGCGAGGGCGGGCGGCTGTTCACGATCCAGGCGGTGGC